GCAACAACTGCAAAGCAATCAACGGTCGCCGCAGTTCAAAAAACAGTAACTATTATTGATCTCAAGGTCACCAATATTTTAAAATATTTGGGCAGCATTGAAGGCAACATTAAAAAAATGCATGAAGAGCAGATGCTCAAAGCCGCTGAAGATGAAACAAAAGAACGTGGTGCACCTATAAGGGGTGTTGAAAAGCAAGAAAAAGAAAAGAAAGGCGGCGGGTTCCTTGAGCAGTTGTTAAAAACAATGGGGCTTGTTTTATTACCTCTTGCATTAAAACTTATTTCAAAGTTTAAAGAAACGGTAACCTGGGTTGCAGCAGGATTCAGTGCAATAATGGGCCACTGGAGACAATTAAAAGTTGCGTTGTCAGAAGGTGTTCAAGGTGTCATCAAAGGCATAAAAAATGCATTTAGTAGTTTGATGGAACGCCTCGGGTTTGGAAAGAAGGTTGGCGCTGCTGCTGAAGAAGCCGGTGCTGCAACTAAGGGCGCCGGCAAGGTTGGTGAAGCTGCTAAAGGTGTAGGCAGAGCAGGAGAATCTGCAGGAGCAGTTGCCGAGACAACAAAGGCTGCAAAGGTAACTAAATCAGTCGCAAAAGGCATTGGCAAAATCTCTGCAAAGGGTGCCAAAATGCTTGGATATCTAGTACCCTTTCGTGGTGTGCTTTCAAAGATCCCTCTTCTAGCAAAAGTATTAATGTTTATTGACCCCCTCATAGCCGCAATTAAAGTCGCAGCAAGCGGCGGTAGTGATGAGTCCTGGAAAGAATTGAAGCACTCTTTTGCCAAGGCAATGGGCGCTTTTATGGGCGGCGAGCTTGGTGTTGTATTGGGTGGCGCTATTGGATCGATTGTTCCAGGATTTGGTACAATTATCGGTGCGGTAGCGGGAGCATTTGCAGGTGCTGCAGCAGGTGAATACCTAGGCGAAAAGCTCGCTGAGATTATCTTTGACGATAAGCCTGTCACACAAGTTGTAAAAGAAATTGGTCAAGATGCTGTTAAAAAGGTAAAGGATGTTGTTTCATCACTTACTGGCGGCGTCAAAAAAATGTTTGGCATGGGGGGTGAAGATAAAAAGGGCGCTGCTGCAGAAGCAAAGCCTGCACCTAGTGCTGCACAACCTAAACCCGCCGCGCCCAAACCTGCCGCTAAACCTGCAGCTGCCGCAACAGGTGCTGCTGCAGAAGCAAAGCCTGCAGCTGCCGCAACAGGTGCTGCTGCAGAAGCAAAGCCTGCACAGGCAATAGCAGGTGATGAAGATATTAAAAAAATGATCAAGGAACATGAGGGTGTACGATATACACCTTATAAGGACTCGCTAGGTCTATGGACTGTTGGTGTAGGACATCTTATTGGTGATGGGAAGTCACCTGGTCCCTATGCAGGTAGAACGCTATCTGAAAATGAAGTTAATACTTTATTCGAAGGTGACTATGCTGCTCACAAAAAAGCTGCAATGCGTGTTCCTGGATTTGATAAAGGAAACAAAAATCAACAAGCAGCCCTTATTGATTTAACATACAATATGGGTCCGAGTTGGCATAAGAAATTTCCTGCGACTGCAAAGAGTCTTGGTGCTGGAGATTTCACAGGTGCTGCAGAAAATTTAAAGAACAGCTTATGGTATAGACAAGTAGGTCGCCGCGGAGCAACTATTGTAGCAATGCTTGCTTCAGGTGCCGCGGCAATTACTGCATCTAGAGAACAGCCCAAAGATCGTATTACAGAAGGTGAAAGTTCAGGTACAGCAGCCTCAGTAACAACATCGGCAGCAGCACCTAAGACAGTTGCATCACCCAGTAAAACGGCTGCAGGAAAGTCTGATACGCTTGCATCATTGCGCCATGGTGCAGGTGCGGCCACGCCGCCGAAAATGCCGAAAATGAATCAAGGTCCTAATCAACAATATGGTATTCCGTCTCCGATGGCGCCATACTCACAAGAAGATTTTATTGCAGCATACTTCAATGCAAACGAACCCCCGCTAGGAGTACCTGCTATGGGAGGTCATAGTGTATGAGTAATTTAAATAATTGGCTTGCTCGAGTAATGCAAGACGTTGATGGCACACCATCATCAAAGCGACTCATTGTCCTATTGTTTTCTATTGTCTTTATTATCGGGTTTCTTGCAAGTTTGTTCTGGAATTTAAAACCACCTGAGTTCATTTCAAACGCTATTTCTTATATCATCATGACAGGATTGGGCGCTACAGGACTCGAGAAGTTTGCTCCTGGTCGCGGCAACGATCAAAATCCTCCGCAGCAATAAAAAGGGGGACCGAAGTCCCCCAAAACATCCTTGATGTTTTTTATCAGTCGTTAGCCAACTTCTTAAAGTAGCTAAGATCATCGTCCTCGTCATCTGCAACAGGTTCTGCTGGTGTGTCCTCAGCGTGAATGTTGTGATGCGGCTTGACATGCACGGCCTTAGGTTGCGGAGCTTCTGCACGAGGCATTGTCGCCTGTGCTTCTTCAGCGACTTTCTGAGTCAATCCCAGAACAGTATGAAGCTTCTTCTTGAGCGTATCATAATCCTTGAAGTTCTTAGGATCAAGAAATGCCTTGAGTGAATGCTCGCTGTTGTAGATCTTCTCGAGCTCATCATCGTCATCGCTCAAAGGACCACGCTCATCAAACTCTGACTTGTCATAGTTACGATATCCATCAAGCTTACGAATCTTGAGCTTGAAGTTCGCACCATTCCAAAGATCAAAAGGATTCATCGGCTTCTCATCAAACTGAGGATTCGGATTCATCGCTTCATTGAGCTTGTCGAAAATCTTCTTGCCATACTTGTATAGGAAGACCTTGCCTTCGTTCTGAGGCTTTGCAGGATCCTTGACTACATAGATGTTTGAAATGTAGACGAGATTGCGCTTTTGATCTCGCGCCTGCTTGCGTGCTGGTGAATTATCGTCTGATGTTGAATTCCAGAGCTGAGTATTGTATTCAGACACGGGATCTTCCTTACCGATAGTCGTGAGTGACTTTTCGATATACCATTGACCCGAAGGACCCTTGAACCCATGTTCCCACATGCGAATGAATGGAACATCTTCATTGGCGGGTGCAGGTAGAAAACGAATTACAGCGTAACCGTTGCCTGCCTTGTCCACATCGGGATACCACATACGATCATCATCTGATGAACGATTCTCATTGGTGTTTAACTTCTTGAGATGCTCTGTAAGCTTGGAAAGTTCATCCTTGCTTGATCGCTTGAGTGATGCAAAATTTGACATAGTTGTATTTCCTTGTATAGTTGTATGTTTTTTATCCACGGCATCATAATGTATCACAATATTTATGCTGCGTCCGATTGCCCATTACCAAATACCTTCAATGCAATCGCCTTCATCTTCTTCCTATCATATTCTAGAAAAGGTTTGTACTTTCTGCAAAGCAAAAATACATCCTTCCATATCACATCTTCATGCAATGCTTTATTCCATCTAGGCATGAAGTTCACCAGATCATTCAATATGATCATTGTCTCAATAGAAATTTTCTTTCTAAGAAACAACTTCAACATGAATGGATGCTGCTGTTCTTTTATTTTAAGGTTCTCATCGATATTTGTCAAGCACCTTTTTAGATCTTCTTCAAACATGTATCCAAGTGCTTGTGTACGCTTCTTCCATGCTGTATAAATTTCTTCAGAAGCAAGATCGTTGACAAGATCGCCAATCCACTTGGCATTACTTGCTGTGAAGTTTGCAATCAAAAATTCTTTAACGTCTTTTTTTCTAGAAAGTTTGTGAAAGAAGAACTTGTCTTTGCGTGTTTCAAATGTGCTGGTACTAGTTTTATACTTGCCATTATACTTAATGTAGTCATAGGCTTCTGTAGTAAAATGCATCTTGAGTGCATTGTACATTACATAGGCTTCATAAGGAGTCATATTGGCAACCGAGAAACCTTTGGCAGAAATCTCAACGCTTCTGCTTCAGACTGTACCTTACCCTTCATATTGGCATTCATCTTAATAAGCGACGCTGCAGTTTCAACTTCAATGTTATTTTTCTCACAATAGAAAATAACGGCATCGATATAGTCAATATCATGCATCCAGACAATCTCTTCAATTTCTGCTGCAAACTCTGCGGGTGATTTTACCTTGATATCCATTATGCAAGTATCTCTGCTGGTGTTCCAAAAGGCAAATAATCTGCTTGCGAGTTTTCAAGTTCAAAATGAAACTCAGAACATTTCACCTTAACACTAACCATCTTGCTATCAAGAGAGGTCCTAGCGTAATCACGGCCGCCGTCAATCATAACGCCATTCTTTTCTTGATAGTCATACCGATAACGAGACACCAACACCTCATCGTCAGATGCAAGAACACCCACCATGGGTTCGCTGAATGCCGTGCTTGCTTCTGTGATATACACATTACCCCCATGATAGAATATACCAAAGTAGTGGGTGTGTCCTTTGGATGCATCAGGATTTTCTACATAGAACACGTCTACGGGGTTGTCATTCCAGTCGCCACGAGAATTCTTAGTACACCAATAGCCCATGTACTTGGCATCATAAATTTCTTCTGTTTTCTTGACATCATCATCAGCGAGCCAATAAGGCTTCATTGAAATATGCATCAAACTTCATCCTCAATAAGAAAGGTTGGGATATCCTCATTTTCCCATACTTCATCAGCATCATGGAAATCATTGACGACCTCAAACCGATCTTCTAAGTTAAAGCAATACCCGACTGCCTTCATGAAGGACATGACTTCTTCTAGAAGCTGAGTGACTGTTTTGTCGCCATCGAAGGCAACAGTAATAACCCTTTGACCTGTTTCACTGCTATTTTCAAAATAGCGCAATTCAAACTTTTGCTTCAATTCCATAAGTCACCTCATTATAACCACGATGCATCATAGCATATTTTATGAAACGATGCAACCAAAAAAGTGGCAGGTTTATTCTGTTGCCAAGAAAACCTGCCGAAAACTCCGATTAGGCCGCTAGGGCGTAATCGTAACGAGCATCATTTGCTGCGTTTATCTTTTTGCGCTGATTAAGTCAGTCGCCTCACTGGTAGCCCTTAGGTTATTATTTGCTCCGTCGAAACTGGTCATCCCCATATGGGCGAGAGAAATCTCTACATTTAAAACTGGAGATTACAAGTTTCCAGTTCCCGTAAATTGGTGGAGATGGCGGGAATCGCACCCGCGTCCGAAACACCTTTAGCTATGAGTTTACTACCATTACCGTACAAGATAGGTCTTTTTATGCTTTAGACTTTTCTTGATTAACTTTTTATAAATCTCAACTTCTGCTTTTTTATCATGATCAAAGATAGCATTATAAAGTTTTTTTACAAGCTTCTTTACTTTCATGATTACTTAACAGCAGGTGCTGCCTTCTTCTTAGAAGCAACCTTCTTGACCTTGGCCTTGGCAGCATCAAGTTCTTGTTCTAGAAAGTGCAACTCTTCTTCAAGAGCAGCACGAACTGTCGCAAGTTCTTTGCTTGAAAAGAAATGTGCGCCGACAACGCCACCCATAGCACCGACAATCAAACCTAGAAAAAACATAATGTCCATCCTTTTCTCCAAAAAATTAAAATACTATTTATTTATCCCGAGAGGGGAGCAGTTTGGCGTCTTACTCAGGACGTGAGACTTAGGCAGCCTCTGCCATCTCAACCGCAAGGTTGAGTGCCTGGACCTTCTTGGCCTGGTTGGTGCCGTACCAAGCGCTGTACAGACGAGTGTCTGCCGAGCGACCAAGCTCGTGATCAGTCAGGTAGGTCACGGCGTTGTAGGCGTTCCACCAGGTACCAGGAGCGTACTGCGAGCCCGGCTGCTGATCAAGAGCAACCATAGCAAGCTGAGCGGCACGGCTGTTCGGCGTACCCTTACGCTCGGCTTCGTTCTTCTTGTCTGAGGTCTTCGGAAAGACTCGATTGAAGTACTCAACGACCGACTCGTTGGTATAGCGCTTCTTACCCAAGAACGCAGCCATTTCCTTGTACTTTGCCAACTTGTCGGCAGCGATACCCAGGGTCGCCTTTACAGCATCACCATCGAACACCCGGCGGTGGTTCACGCGAACCATCTTGTCGTTCTTGCTGCTCAGCGAAAGCGTGAGTGTGTTATTGCAGACGACACGGATCGGCGTGAAGCGAATGTCAATGCTCTTACCAAACTGATGAGGATTGCTGAACAGCAGGTAGCCCTCAACCTTGTCACCACCAAAGAGCTCGAAAGACTCCTTGATCTTAGCGAGCGCCCAGACGTGCTTGCCGTCCTGCAGCGAACCGGCAGTGTGCATTTCCATATCGCCGGCTGCCGTGAAGTCGTTGAAGAACTCAAACGCCTCATGGTTCTGGCACGGATTCCAGGAGTCGGTGACGATGGTGAGAACCTTATCGTCGCTCGTGCGAAGCAGAGCCTCGGCACCCGTCTTGATCTTCTTCTTGCCCACCTCAGCGTACAGCGGGACCTTCTTCACTTCCCAATCGAGACCCGCCTCGACCAGCATCTGAGCAGGAGTCAGATCCGGAAGGACCTTCTTGCCCAGGCCGTGCCAGGGTGTCTCACCAACGTATGCCATCTTGGCAACGCCATCAACAATTTCTAGTTCATGAGCCATAATATAAACCTCTTAATTAAAACAAAATCACATTCAACATATACAATTATAATGATTTCTAATTAAATGTCAACCATTTCTTTAAAATCTTTTAAAAGTTTTCTTCTGTATATTCTTCAGCAGTATCAATTACTATATGTCCGAAGGAAATCATGCCATGGTTACTGCTGGTATCAAAGTCATGGTCAAAGGTAACAATATTCCCCGAGCTAATATTTTCTCGCTCGTTGGGTGAAATGTCATTGACTCTAATACAGCCTATAAGGCCTGCATCTACAGGATAAGAATTGCCTAGTTGATCATAGTACTCGCCGTCACCGTACATGGTATTATAACTGGCAAACTCAATGCCATCTTCTTTTAGCGTAAACTCGCCATTTACGGTTTCCCGGTCTTCGAAAAGCAATCCGCACACTTCATCCCAACGGTCGTGCATGACATAGCACAGATCGCCAATGTAATAAGTACCCGCTTTCACTTCATCATCTCCCTAGCCTGCCAGGTAGCAAGCTTGCATACGTTCTGGAACATGCGTTCGGCGTCATAGAACTCACACTCGAACAGTTTAGTCGTCTTATCTAGACCAGCACCGAATTCGATCTCGTAAAGGTAGTTGCCGCGGCGCCAGAGGACAACTTTGTCCTTCGATTGGTTGTAGGCCGAGCAGATGAATTCATAGGGATAAGACATCTTATACCTCCTCTGCAAGGATGTACTCGATCTGAGTGCATCCCTTCTTCAAAGCCTGGTGAAAATCCTCTCGAGCAATCTTGGCTCTCCAAGAAATGTACTCCTGAGTAACACCAGTGGAGTCCACACACCGCACACCAATAATTCGAAGCCTCATCTGCATTTCCTTGTTATTCATCATGTATTAATCCCAAAAATTTCCATTTGCCCAATAGAACTCATTCTCGCTGACAGAATCCATCAGGCGCCGGGTGTAGTAATATACTGTGCTAAACTTCTGTTCGCAATAATCATTGCCCGAGCTCTGTCATGGGCGTAGATATTCTCTTTAATATCACCTACACGAAAAGTGTAGTGTGTTGCTTCATCACCCATCTTATTCCCCAGTGTAATCAGAATAATCATCACCACATTGGTCTATCGACCTCTGCTCACGGTGTTTCCAACCAGTCTCCTGGTCGTACAGACGCTGGGCTGCGCGAGTCTCACGAACTTCCAGAATCATCTGGTACTCAGCTTCATTTACTTCGATGGTCTTCATCTGCATTTCCTTGTTATTCATCATGTATTAATAATAAGAAATTCTGGAATTAAATGCAAGAATTATAATTTCTTAAAAATCAATGAGTTAGAAAAATGCTTAGAAATCCGTAAGTTAGCATCAGCGCTGAGACCGCGTTAATCGTCAGCAGCGCCCTTTCTGAGGCCCGCTGAGCGGCGATAGCCCAGAGAATACAACCCATCAGAGACAGCACTACATCCGCTGTATGACTAAGATCTAAGGCTCTGACGCCGTTAGCAGCCAGTAGTGTAGCGGTCCCAGACCACTTCAGAAGGCTATCTATTACGGTCTTGGTAGTCATACTCGTCCTCCCAGCCTTCTGGTGGCTTCTGGTAGCGCTCGTCATCAAAGCGAGCAGCTTCTGCGTATTGGTGGTCCAAGTCTTCTGCTTCTCTAAGCAGCTGAGCCCACTCAGTATTAGAAAAGTAGCGAATAGGATCAGTAGCCATGTGCTTCTGCCCACTCCTTGATCTTACTGACTACATGCGGAGGAACCGATTCTTCGTAGTCATATTCTTGAGTTAGAAGACCATACTGCAACAGTGTTTCCAGAGTTCCAGAAAAGCGACCATGCTCAATGATGCAATCCTTTTCTTTTCCGGAATGCATGATAACCTCATATCCATGGATACTAGTAGCGTAGCAACCTGGATAAATCTCGTCCGTAAATTTTTTCTTAGCCATAATATCCCACCTTCAATTGTTTGATCTGTCCTGCTTACTCATACAGGGTCACACTATGCTTCGGGGTGACAGTCCGCCGCCATGACGATATGCCAGGTCATGGTCTGCTTTAGTAGTGATGCCGCGAGCCCACATAGTTGAAGTTGTCCAACAGATCTTCAGCATCTTCTTCGTCTTCCTCTTCGAGCAGGAAGTCGTTGACTCGCATCATGTCCTCTACTTGATACTCTGCCATATAGCAAAGATAGGCTTCCAGGGCTGCCATGGGATCAAGGATCCCTTCATCCGCCATGTCCAGAAGCTTAATGGTATATTCTCGAGTGCCATGATACATCTTAAAACACCTCGTCCACATAGTCATAGTCAA